AGCAACCGCAAAAATGTGGCGGAACAAAAACGTACAAAGGGCGTAAGCCCGACTACGTTTTTGTGTAGCCCGAGCCGCCGAAGGCGGCGAAGCATATACCGACCTGAAACGCTAAACAACGAAAATCCTTCGCTAAATCCTTATCAAATAAAGAGTTATCAAAATGTTGTCTTTTTGAGACAACTAATTTTGATACAACAGCCGAGTCAACCGGCTAGTAAATTGCGGCAATAATTTTCTCTGCGGAGAGAAAATTTTTGTATAAGCCTCCCTGAATATGTTGACTGTATTCAGAGGAGGCATTTTTATCGGCAAACAGGGGACTGATGGGAACCGGTCAGTTCCTCCTTTATGGTTATGGGGCGCGGTTCGCCCCGTTATTTAGGAGGTATTTAATATGGATAACACATTTTTAGAACGCCATTACGTAATTATGAACGCAGGAGATATAGCACAACAGCGGCTGTACGACTACCTTGAGAAACATCTGAAAGGTCTATCGTATATTTCCAAATGGGAATTTTTCAATTTTTTATTAAAACAGGCAAAAAAGCATGAGATGACCTGTTCAGGTTTTATCCATAGAAAAGACGAAAGGTTGGAATATAGAAAAGATGACGATGAAGCAAGAAGCCTTTGGAATAAAAAAATGAATCCTGAAAAAAAAGAAGAAGCATAAGGGAGCGTTTTGGAAGGACAAATAAACCGTCTAAGCGGGATGTTAAGCCGTAGAGATAAAAATTAAAGGAGGAAGAATGAAAACAGAAGACTTAACAAAAATTATTGAATGTCTTGACAGCTTGGAATTTTGCATTGAAGAACTTAAACCAGTAGGTATTTATACACCAATAAAACCTTTTAAAAAAGAAAAAAAATATTTAAGAGATGGGATAAAGATAATATTTAGTAAAAAACAGGAACCACAAAAATGAAAAACGAAATATCACTTTTCATAAAAGCCAACATCACAAACCGGACATTTAAAGCACATATTTCCAGTTACTGTCTTATAAGGCATTTTAAGATGTACTTTTATTTTACGAGAATCATAACACGCCGGGCAGAAAGGAAAATTATCATTGTCCCGGTACATACTACCATCAAAGCGGAGCGGGTTATTTTTCATTTCTTCGATTTCTGTTTTAAGTTCTTGATTTTCATTTATCAAATTAGCCGCCTCGATTTGATTTTGAGCTATTTGAAAGATCAAATCGGAATTTTGCTTGATAAGTTCTACATTATTGAGTGTCTTGCCAATTTCAAGCACGCTTTTAGCCATGGCCAAGGTTGCGGCGAAGCCAGTTAGTAGTTCGGTCATAAAGTCCCTCCTTGGGGTAATTTGTTTTGTGGTGATTCAATTATACCACATCGGGGGACTTTATATATTTTTTAATTGATTTTTTTTGAGGGGGAAAAATGGACGCGGTTATTTTGGTTGTAGTAATTATTTCGTTTTTATACGCCGGTATAGCATTAATAAAGAAATATGTTGACAGCCCAAAATGGCATGGCGGGTTTCCATATTCGCGTAATAGGAGGAGTTATAAGAGAAACCAAATTTAGAATCCAAGTGGGAGCCGGGCGCCGGGCCAGCGGGAACGCTGAAACAACCGGGGCACGTCCTCTTGGAATATAAGGTGTGTCCTATACGCAATCAGGAATACGCTTTGCGTGACGGCCCGGAGAGACGGGCATTTGGATCGGCAGTTCAAACGGTATGAACATGGCGCGCGGGTTTGTCCTCCCTCACGCTGCTATGAGGCGGTTCGACTCCGTCCCGGTCCTTTAATCTTTCCGGAATGTGGATATAACCGTTCGCAAGTAGAACGGGGTCTCATATGGCTATTGAAACGTTCCGGAAAGATTGCAATTAGCAAACAACGGAAATGGGAATTATGGGAAAGTATTACGGCGTGATGACGGAAATTTATGACGACGACTCTGTTAAGTTGTCCATTATTTACGGAGAGGGCGGGAAAATACCATACGATACCGTAGAATCATATACCGGAGTGACGATTTATAAAGACTATTACAAAACGGAATGCCTGGCTAAATTGGCGCTCACCAAAAGAAAGGAGACGTTTAAAACGCTAGAGCAAGAACAAGAAACGGAAAATAAAAAGGAGGAAAGCATGTACATTGAAAAAGAAACATTGAAAGGCTTGTTAGTTAACAAGGACGGCGTAAGTTTTTGGGTTCAGAAAAAATGGCTGAAAGGGGCAAGCGGAAATTATAATTTAACGCCGGCGGGATGGAAGTCGTACCATATCGCCGCGCGGGAAAGTGCGAAACATTTCGGCTTTGACGCGTTGAGGGAGTTTACGTTTGTGCGCGATACCGAGAAGGCCGTTCTGATGCGCTGCATCGTACAGCAGCCTGACGGAAAAAAAACGCCGGTGGAATTCTGGCTGCCAAAATCGATGACGGATAACTTTAAGTTTGTGAAACAAAAAATCCAGGAGATTGAAAGCGGTTTCCCGTTCACGGGGACTTACGTAATATGGAGCGGCGCGGAGACGGCGAAGGAGGGAAAGAGATGAAATACTACTGTTCAACATGCGAAACAATAGTAATTATCGGTGAGCGTGTCAATCTTCAAGACTTGTTTGAAGACGGTATGTTCTGTCCGTTTTATACAAATCACGGGGAAATGACAGAAATTCCCGATTACGAAACGCCGGCACAGTACAAGGAGCGCACAGGCAAACCATATTCAGATAACGGACTTGTATTTTATAGGTACGTTTTTGAGGAAGGAGTTAGTAAATGGGAAATAGATACTTATTTATACGCGATAGAATATTGTGTGGACGAAGGGATTGATGAAATCGTTATCGCAGATCCGCCGGTGCAGCCGCCCGACGACTGGAAAAAAGGGGGTTGGTGATGGTTGATCAAGAAAACAAAAGAATAAACAGAAAAACTATTAAGGAAATTTTAAAACCACCATACGTCACTGATGATCTTTTTAATCCCGATGAGGGATATTGCATTATTAAATATACTTTTTTTGACGTATTTTCACGCATGAAGGAAGGAGTGATTATGAATTGGATGAAAAAAGCCATGGAAGAAAAATGGGACCGCGATTTTGGCGGTACTTGCCCCCATTGCGGAAAAAAAATAAACCAGGAGGAAAGAAATGGAAATTATGACGGTCAAATTAGCTGACATTTCCGGCGATGACAACAGGAAGTACACGAGGGATGACGGCTTCAGGCAGCTGGTGTCAAGCATTAAGGTGCACGGGGTTATCGAGCATCCCGTATTGAGGGATCTCGGTGACGGTAATTATAGGATAATAGCCGGCCGCCGGCGCGTCGCGGCGCTCCGTGAACTGAAGGCTATAGACGTGGAATGCTCGGTTTACGCCGCAAATGTTCCTGTAAGCGAAGAGGAGATCGCGCTGGCAGAGAACGTCAACAGGCTTGACATGCATCCGCTTGATGAGGCGGCCCTGTTCTCATCGATGGCCGCCAGGGGGGCGCCGGTCGGGGAAATTGCGAAGTATTACGCTAGGAGCCCGTCCGCGATATACAAGCGGCTACGGTTAGCGACACTCATCGATGAGCTGAAGGGGATGTTCCGGGACGGGAGATTGGACATCACGGGCGCCGCGATGCTCGCGGAGCTTCCGGAGGAAGATCAGAAGGAATTTTACAATAAAGAGGAATTCACCGTAGAGAAAGGCAAAGTCATCGTAGATAGAAAAATAGAAATTCACACCATAAGCCAATTCATATACAAAAAACAAAAAAACATTATAGAAGAAAGCATGAAAAAAATTTGCAAAGGCTGCAAAAAGAGGACGCACAACGAGGACGCGGCGCTGTTTGAGGACGCCGACGAGGAGGAGGAATACGGCACGATGGACGTGTGCCTTGACGGCGAATGCTACCGCGCGAAATGGAACGCGATGATAAGCGCGGCGCTGGAGGCGCAGATCGTCCAGGCGAAGGACGCGGGTCTGAACACCGATGAAAAAATATTTATGGAAGGCGGCGCTCCGGAGAGGCTGTTCAAGAACGCGAGCAAGATGCTTTTTAAAATCAATAAAAAGGAAATGGAGTTTGAAGCGCTGCGCGCGAACAAGTACGACTTTACCGGCGAAACCAACAGGAAGAAAGACGCCTGCTGGAGGATATATGCGGGCATTACCGGGAAAATCGACGTGCGTCGCGTCGGGTACAGGGAGAAACCGCCGAAGGAAAAACAGGAAGAGAAAGGGAACGGCGGCGGAAAAGAAACCGATAAAAATATAAAAAATAAAATCGAACAATACGGCCGCGAGGCGGCGGAAGTTGCGGCTAAGGAACTGCAATTAACGCCCGGGGAATTAGTAAAAGAATTGGAAAATAAAAAAATTTATGGCGGCGGCTTTGAGGATTTAATTATGGATTTGATTATTGAGCGCGTCACGGCCGAAAGGATAGAAAAGGAATCGGGAGAGGAGCCGCCGCGGGAATACTTTGAAATGTTAATGCAAATGATGGATGAGGAATGTTTTTCCGGCTTCCCATGTAGTGAGAAAGAATTTAACGAAGAGCAGAAAAAATGGTGGGGCGGGCTGTTCGGAAATAAAACGATAAAACAGGTATCCGCCGGGCTTGGAGACGACGCAAACAAACTGTTACATTTCATGTTGCTGACGATAGGCTTCAGGTGCGTGACGACCCTTGACAAACTGAAAAAGCTTGAAAATCCGTCGGACGATTTATTTATACGTTACACGGGCATGGACGCGAAGAAATACACGGAGTTATACCTTCAGACGGCGAAGGAAGTCGCGGCCGCCGCGCTGAAACCGAAGAAGGAAAAATATCTTCCCGGACATAATCCGAAAAGTGCCCTAGGCAGGAAGAAAAAAGCCGAACTGAAAAAGAAAACCGCGCCGGAAGTTTCGAAGGAACTGAAGGACAAATTCGATCCCGACGAGCCTGAAGACGACGATGACAACTACCCGTTCGGGCCCGCCGCCGATGAGGATTATCTGTGCGATGACGACTGAAAAAACTTTAGAAGACTACGCGGCGGAACGCAAACAGCGAAGAGAAAAGCTTGAGAAACTTATTCCGGAATTACAGGCAGAATTAGCCGCCATGAATCCCGCGCCCGCGCCGAAATGGTCCGGAAAACTTAAAAGAAAAGAAAGGTTTGATTGCGAGTGTCGATTAATTGGGAATGTGCTTCAAAATATAAATTATGGAGACGTAAGGGAACTAGTCACCGGTTTGAAGATCAGATGGCGCTGGTTTGCTGACAAGCGACATCAGGCGATATGGCGCGCCCTTGAGACATTGAACACCCGCTCTATTGAAGAGCGGATGAAAATAATCGAGGAAGAAATGCTGCTCGAAGAGAGGAGGAAAGACGCCTTAAGCAAAGACCCCCAATTTAAAGACGGGAATGAAAGATACGATCCCCAGTTAGGCGAATGGGAGGATATATTGAGGGGCTTTCCCGGATCGGCTAAGGCGAAAGATTTCAAAAAAGCGCTGATAGAAGGCGCCGGCGACGGGTTGGCGTGGCTTGAGCGCGAAATTGAAGCCGCCGGCATGTTTTCTCTTGTGGGGGGGAAGGTGTATTTACGCGAGCTTGCGAAGATTGAAAACAGGTTTATGACACCTAAAGAAATGGCGGGGTTATTGTTTGAAAAGAATTGAATACATTAACAGACAAAGGCATATAAAAAGCGGATAACTGTTGAAAGGGAGGGGAAAAAACGGCCAGAGCTGCTGCAGCAAAAGATAATTATCTCAATACCGGGTTAAAGACGAAGATGTCCGCGAAGCGCGAGGAAACGGAGTCCGGGCGCATGGCCGCGCGCATCATAGAAAAGATACCGGAATATTTTGACATATATGATAATTACGATATAAATGAGGCGCATTTTTCGCGCGCGATAGTGGAGACTTGCGGGCGCTGGATACGGCACTGTCCGCAGACAGGCTGGTTGGTATATAGGGAAGACGAAGGGCGTTGGACTGAAGTCTGTGCGGAAGCGGCCGTACAGCGGGTGATAATACATTTTGGAAATTTGTTATGGGAAAACGCGTCGCAGGCAAACGCGGGTGAAGTGTCGTTCGCGCGGAGGATACTGTCATCCGCGGGGATAAACGCGGTGAAGAACATATTAAAACACGACACAGTTATAGCCGTAGAGCAAGACAGGTTCGACGCGGATCCGGATTTATTGAACTGTATGGGCGAGGCGTTCAACCTTCGTACTGGAGAGTCGAGGAAAGCGGCGCCGGAGGATTTGTTTAGCAAGAGCGTGATGTGCAAAGCGGCGCCGCTGAAGAAAGACAAGGACGGTGGATGGATATTCCCGGGGATGCCGAAAAAGTTTGAAGATTTTCTTGACAAGGTGACGAGCAAGGACGGCGGGCGCCGTGTGGATTTGGCATATTATATATTGTCCTGGTTCGGGTACTGCCTTACCGGGGACAACGGCGCGTCGTTCTTCGTCAACTTCCACGGCGGGGGGGCGAACGGCAAGTCCGAGCTGCTGAGCATGATGCTGAAACTGTTCGGGGACTACGCGGCGCCCATACCGCAGGACATAGTGATAGAGAACCAGTTCCAGGGCCAGTTCGACTACGCGACGCTTCCCGGGTTAAGGTTGGCGGCGTTGCTGGACGCGCCGGAAGGGCGGCTGAACATGAGGAATTTAAAGTCCATAGTGTCCGGCGAGGAATTGAACGCGAAGAGAAAATATTTGAAGGACATAACGTTCAGCCCGATTTGCAAGATAGCCGTGGGCAGCAACCACAAGCTGAAGCTGAAGGACACGGGCATGGGCGTGAGGCGGCGCGTGAGGATGGTGCCGTTCGACTACATCGTTCCGGACGGGGAGAAGGTTGTGTACATACACAAAAAGATTTTGAAGGATGAGGCTCCGGAGATTCTGGCCATGCTGATATGGTTCGCGCGGGAGTATTACAGGAAAGGGGAAGGACCGGGGGCGTTCCCGCCGTGCAAGGTCGTGGACGAGGCGAGCGAGGAATACGTCAACAGCGAAGACTTCGTCGGGCGCTGGAAAGAGGAGCGGACGGAGGCGGCGCCGGGGAACGCGGAGAGATCGGAAGATTTGTACGAGGACTTCCGGAAGTGGGCGGAAAAGGAGGGGACGCGGAAGGTGATGCAGAAGAACACCTTCGGGGAACACCTGGGCGGGAGCACAAAAAGGAAGCGCTTCGGAAACAAGTATTTCTATTTGGACATAAAACTGAAGTACCCCGCGAACCCGCCCCTCGACCCCGGTGGCGGATAAAAGCGAAGCGCGGACAAAACAACGGTATAAATAAAATCAACTCACCACCAAAAACGCCAAACCCATGAAGAGAGTTTGGCGTTTTATCATTTTTGGCGCGAAATGCCGCGCCGTTCCCCCCCTTCCATATGAAGAAAGGACAAAAAAAGATAACAGCGCACGCCGGACCGCCAAACCGCCGCCGAACCGATTTAAAGGGTATGGCGGTTTATAAGTCCTTATTCCATAAGCATTTAAAGCGGTTACCGCCAAACCGCCAAAGAAAATAAGAAGAATTATTTATAATAAAAAAAATAAGAGTAAAATTTATAAAAACTTTTTAAAGAAGGTAGTGCGGCGGTCAGGCAGAAAAAAAATAATTATTTAAGAAAAATATTGACAAAAGATAATTAAAAGAGTTATAAATAAATATCCGCAGAGAAAATAATGCCTCGAAAAGAAAACGGGGAGGGGTTTCTCTGTGCCAAAAGAAATAGGGCAGCAGGACTTATTCAACAAGCAGCCGATATGGTGGGAAGGGCTGACGGGCCGCCGGAAGCTGTTTGTAGAATACTACTGCACCGACAAGAATTGTTTTTGCAACGCGACCGCGGCGTATATAAAAGCGTTCGGCGAAGACAAAGAGCTGTCAGACTCATCGATACAATCAAACGCCTCAAGGTTAAAAAGAGACCCAAAAATAAAGACGGCAATAGCGCTGCTAATGAGAGCGCGGCAGAACGAAGAAGATCAGATAACGGAGTATCAAGTACTGGATCTTCTTAAGACGCTAGCATTTTATAATCCAAAAGACATAGTGGACAGAGAAGGAAACCTCATAAAAAGCCTTGAAGACCTGGGCGAGCTTTCGATGTGCGTTGTAGGCATTAAAAAAAATAAACAGGGTAAGGAGATAAAACTCTTCGACAGGACAAAGAGCCTTGCGATGCTTTGTAATTATCTAGAATTAACGCGTCCTGAAGAAAGAGCGACGGTCATCAATCCGGTAGTCCTTCTGACGGAGAAGGAAGTGGAAACATTAAGAGAAGAAGAGGCGCCCACACAACCTGCGGCACAAGACGCCGAGTACGAAGTGATGGAGGCGTAAAAACGTAAAAAAATGACAGGTTTTGATCAGTATTTTAAAAATGAATATAACAAAAACCAAGTCGCGAACAACGTGATATGGAGACCACAATACAAACAATATCTCGCGTTAAAGTGCAACGCTTTTGAGCTACTGTTCGGCGGCGCCGCGGGCGGGGGAAAGAGCGATTTTCTTTTAATGGATTTTTACGCCGGGGTAAACAAGTACGGTAAGTACTGGAAAGGAATTTTATTTCGTCAAACATATACGGAATTGGAAGAGCTGATAAAACGAGCTGATGAATTATATGTACCGCTTGGCGGAAAATACAAAAAAGGCGAAAAGACGTTCACTTTTCCGAACGGCGCTTTTATTAAATTCCGTTATCTTGAGCATGATGATGACGTAAAAGTTTACCAAGGACATTCATACACATGGATAGGCTTTGACGAGTTGGGGAATTACGCGACAGACTTCGCATGGCGTTATATGATAATCCGCTGCCGGTCCGCCGCGGGCGTTCCATGTTATATGAGAGCGACCGCCAACCCCGGAGGCGTCGGACACGCTTGGCTTAAGGCGCGATTTATAGACGGGTTTGAGCCGTACAAGACGCACAGGACGGTAGAATCTTCCGGAGTGCCGATAACCAGATGCTTTATACCATCAAAGCTTGAGGATAATCCAGCGCTTTATAAAAACGATCCCGGTTACGCAATTCGCTTGAAACTGCTTCCGAAAAATCTTTACCGCGCGATGCGGAACGGGGACTGGGACGTATTTGCCGGGCAGGTATTCGATGAATTCCGCCGCGGCCTGCACGTTGTCAAGCCGTTTGCGCTTGAGAACGGCGTATGGAAAAAATTCTACGGCCTGGACTGGGGATACGCGAAGCCGTTCAGCCTTGGCAAGTGGGCCGTAAACGGAGAAGGGCGCATGGTTCGTTACGGAGAATGGTACGGGTGTTCACCAGACGCGATGGACACGGGAATAAAAATGGGATGCGAAGACGCCGCGGCGAAAGCCTGGGAGATGGCAATACAGGAAGGAGTTACGGAAGTAGTCGCGGACACGGCAATGTGGAGCAAGGATGACGACGGGCCCTCATCGGCGGAGAAATGGGAAAAAGCGGGCTTCAAGATGATACAGGCGAACAAGGATAGGATAAACGGGCTTTCGATTTTCCATCAGCGGCTTAAAACGCCGTGCGAAGACGGCAAGCCAATGGTGTTGGTTTTTGACAACTGCGTAGATTTTATAAGGACAATACCGGTACTTACGCCTGATCCTTCCAAGCCTGAAGACATAAACACCAAACTTGAGGACCACATATACGACGAGAGCCGTTACGCGATGATGAGCGACTTCGCGCATAATCCGACGAATTGGCTGCGGAAACAGAACGGGCAATGGAATCTAGGAAAGAGAAGTCAGGGGAGCAGCTGGGATCCGTTTGAGAAGGCTGCCGGATGAGGGGGGAGGAATGAAAAAAGACAAGAGAGAGTTTGTGCAGGAAATTAAAAAACAATTTGAATATTTGAAGACTGAACGAGCGAAACGCGAGGCAGATTGGAAAGAAGTACAGAAATACGTGGCGCCGTCGGTGTTCAACTGGGACGATCCCGGCGATAAAAAACCGAAGAGGCCTAAAAGGTTTACCAGCAGGCCTACAAATTATTTGAAGACTTTACGGTCCGGAATTATCGGCTATTCTATATCCCCGAACATAGCATGGCAAAAGATTGGGCTGGAGAATTACGACGTATCCAACGGTTACGGCGTGAAGGACTATCTTGAGGCCGTAGAAAAAACTCTTTACGCGGAGTTTAACCGCAGCAACCTGTATCCGCAGGCTTCCAAGATGGTTGAGAACGCCGCGACATACGGGTTCGGGGTGATGCTTGTTGACGAGCTGATGTCAGACAACAAGATAAGGTTTTTAAACCTTGGCGTTAATGAGGTTTACCTGGACGTTGACGAGTATGAAGAAGTCGACACCGTTTACCGTCGTTACGTGATGACGCTTAAAAACGCGGCGTCTTTTTTTGGAGAGGAAAACCTGCACAATTTGAGGAAAGAAGATTTAAAAGACAAGAACAAATGGAATAACGAGTTAACAATCATACACGCCGTTTATAAGCGGAAAGAGTTTGATAAGGACAATAAGTCCGCGAAGAATATGCCTTACGCATCCGTTTACATCGATGAAGGCCAGGACTGGTTGCTTGAAGAATCAGGATATAAAGAATTTCCATTTGCGGTTTTTATATGGGACAAGATTAATGGTACGGCGTATGGGGAATCGCCCGCGGTACATGCGCTTGACGACATAAAGCTGCTTAATATAGCGGAGGAAACAAGAATAAAAATCGCACAATACGCCGCTGAACCGGCGTTGAACGTTCCGGATACGATGAGGGAAAGCGTTAACGTCATTCCGCGGGGATATAATTATTACAGCAAGAAAGACGAGATAATTTCGCCAATAAACACAGGTCAGAACTACCCCATCAATTTGGAAATTCAAAGGGAAATGGAAAACAGAGTTAAAGACTGGTTCCACGTTGATTTTTTTCTGGCGTTGATGAACGAGAGGCCCGCGAACATGACGGCTACTTACGTTATGGAACTGCAAGGTGAAAAAGCCGCTGTATTATCCGATTTGGTTGTCAACCTAAACAACGCGCTAACAAAAATTATTCAGAGAAGTTTTAACATTCTCTGGAGGCAGAGGAAACTACCCTCTCCTCCTGAAGCGCTTGCCGGAACCGGGGCGCAACTGAAGGTTGACTTTATAGGTCCGCTCGCGCAGGCGCAAAAGAAATTCCACGAGTCTTCAGGGATCGGACAGGGAATCGGTCTTATCGGGGCAGTGGCAAAAATGTCCCCAGAAGCGCTTGACGTTATCGATTTTGACCAAACGCTTAAATCGGGACTTGAGGGAATGGGTTTCCCACAGAGCGCCATTCGGGAAGATAAGGACATTGAATTACTACGGCAGCAGCGCGCGCAGGCGCAGGCGGAACAGCAGCAGCAGGCTATGGCAATAGAACAGCAAAAGCAGCTTATGGGGAATTTCAACAAATTGAATGAGCCGGTAAAGCAGGGGTCTGCCATTGAAGAGATGAACAAACAAATTCAAGGAGGGTTTTACCAATAATGTTATTTGAAATGGAAGGACATTTTGAGGCTGTAAAAGACGGAAACCCAACCGCTCTTGAAATGTACGAACGCCATTATTCCGCATACCGCTACAAAGACGGAAGAATAAGAAAATTATTCTGCGGTCCCGGGCATAAGTTAGTTTTAATGACAATGAACAAAGACGCGCTTTTTGTTTGGAGAAAATTCATTGACAAAAGCGGACAACGGGGAGTGAATTGCGCCGTATTCCGTAATGAGGGAAAAATAAAATCATCAGACTTAATAAAGGAAGCCGTCAGGCTTGCTCTTGTAAAATGGCCGAAAGAAAGATTTTATACCTACGTTAATCCGCGAAAAATAAAATCATCCAACCCGGGATGCTGCTTTCAAAAAGCCGGATGGAAAAAATGCGGCGTTACAAAAGGCGGACTAATCATTCTTGAGTTAAATACGGAGAAGTGCAATGAAAAAATATCCTGAAGACGTTATGAAGGTTTACGACCTTCTTCTTGAGTATACAGACAAAGTTGAAGATTTAATTGACAGGCTTCAATGCGAAAACATCAAGTTGAGTAAAAAACTCATGAAAATAATGGAATCAATGAGCGAGGAGGTGAAAGATGAACAAAATAATGTTCTCGTTCTGGAAGAATAAGAATCTTACTGAAGAGGAAAAAAGAGCGGAGTTGGTAAATACCTGCCGCAAGGTATTCGGCACGGATGAAGGAAAAATCGTGTTGAATATGCTTTTAACCGACCTGTTCATGTTTGAGAAAACACATATAAAACGTGAACAGGCGCTTAACGATTATGCAAAATTTTTTGTTCGGGAACGGCTGGGGGTAAGCGACACTAAAGCCCTTACGGACTTTATCGCAGAGACCGCCGCTTCCGGGGAGGGTAAATAAATGCTGCGGAACCTGATCAGGGGAATGCACATGTTCCTGGCGCCTGACGGCGCGGGAAGCGGTTCGACGGAGGGCGGTACACCGGCAGCCGCTAACGTTGAAGATCAATTGAATAACGCCTTTACGGGCACAGCCGGCGCTGACGGAAGGAAGCCCGCGGATAAACCCAATACAGGGGACGCGTCTTCGGGGGGAACTAAACCCGCAAGCGGAGAGGTAAAGCTTGCCGCATGGGCGGAGCAGCTGCCGCCTGATATGAGGAGTAATCCTGATACAGCGGCGAAGCTTGCGAAGTTTCAGAAGGTAGGAGACATGGCAAAAGCTTTCCTGGAGCTGGAAGGTAAGGCCGTTTCCGGCGGTATTCCCGGAAGGGACGCGACGCCTGAAGAGGTCGCGGCTTACTGGGAAAAAGCCGGACGGCCAAAGACGGCGGACGGATACGCTTTTGCCAAAGACGAGGAGCACGGGGGCTCCGCATTCGCACAGGCTGCATTCAAGTCCAACTTGACCGCGGCACAGGCGGACGCGATGTTCAAGAATCTGAACGAGCTTGGCGCGGAGCGGATGCAAGCAGCACAGCAGGCGCAAGCCAAACAGATGAAAGAAGCAGCCGCGGTTCTTAACGCAGAGTACGGTTCCAAGTATAAGGAGAAGATGGAATTTCTTACGAGAGGATTGGCAGCAGCCGGTCCGAACGTGGGCAGTCTCATACGACAGGCGGGTCTGGCCGGCAACCCGGAAATA